TTTCTGTTTGACAGCCTTGTTTCCTCCGTGATATAATAAGAGATGATAAGTAAAAAGGAGTGATTACAGACTATGACAAAATTAGATTATTCGTTAACCACATCGGAAGAACGAACAGAGTGTGTAAAACAAGTCATTGCTTCGACTCCTAAAGAAAAACTCACAAACAAGTATTTAAATTATCTCGGTGATTACATTTTATTTATCCGAGAAAAAGGACAAACTAAACAAAGAAATTTTATAACTAAAAACAGAGAAACAATTATTAAGAAACGAGAAAAATCATATGAAGATATAGTTAATACTTTAGAAGGTGGAGAAGATGCATTTTATGCATTAATAAACAATGACAAGAACCAACTGTTAGACAAAAAAGACAAAATCACAGAAGAAGAAATACAAAACAATCCTCTTCTTAAAGAAAAAATGGAAACAATAGAAAATTTAACAAAATCTTTTAACAGAGCCACAAACCCCTCTAACAGATTTAAACTTAAACAACAAATAATAGAGACATGACAAGAAATTTATATTATAAAAGCGTCTTATAAACAAACAACGACAGGACGACTACCACCACAAATAAAAACTTTTGCACACATTGATATAGAAGAAAAAGTAAATATTAATCCAGATGGAACTCTTGATATTAAATCAACTCTTACACTACTAAAACCAGAACATATATCCTTTCTTCTAAGCTATTATGCACAATTAAAGCAAGAAATAGATGAAGATCTTAACAGTGATTTGCGGTGATTGCTAGTAGATTTAGAAAATCTAGTAGATAAAGTATTTACAGGACCTGATCAAAGTAGTGTTAGTAATGCAGTTCTATATGATCTACTTATCTGAAAAATAGATGGACTTCGTAATAAAGAAATTGTAGAACGTATGCAACAAAAACATGGCGTAGTACACTCAGAACAATATTACTCTACTCTTTGACGTAAACACATTCCTAATCTTCTTTCTAAGCAAGCCCGCAAAGACTGATTAGTTTATCATTACACTCAAGAAGAATATGGACTATGAAAGAAATGTACAAAGTGCGGCACATGGAAAGTAGCAAACCCACTTTTCTTTGATCGTTCACCTGTATCTAAAGATGGTTATTATCCTCAATGCAAAGAATGCCGGTCTACCCGTAAAAAGAAGTAAGGAGGATATATGGCTGAAAAAATTTGTTGTACACAATGCGGCAGAGAGAAGGCAGAAAAAGAATTTTTCATGATGAAAACTCATGAACGTTATCCAGTTTGTAAAACCTGCCTAACAATGTACATAGATAATACAGATCCATCAACATTTAAATGGATACTTGAAAAATTTGATGTACCTTATATTGAACGAGATTGAAAAGAAGAAGCTCAAAATGCATATGACAAAAATCCAGCTAACTTCTCAGGATCATCAGTAATTGGTCGCTATTTGCGGCGCATGAATATGACTCAATACCGTAATCTTACTTATGCGGATACAGCACGTCTCGCCGCAGAGCAAGAAAAAAGAGATCAAGAAGCAGCCGCACGAGTAAATTTAGCAACAGAAGATGAACAAGAAGAATTTATGAATCTTCAAGCTAAATTAGATGCGGGAGAAATTAGTCAAGCAGAATTTGATACACTTAACCCTCTTATGCGGGGAGTTGAAAGCCAGCAAAGCCGCAAATATACATTCGACCAAGAGCAAATAGGTATTAATGAAGATGATATTTTAGAAGAACTTACAGATGAAGAAAAGAAAATGCTTGCGACTAAATGAGGTATTACTTATAAACCATCTGAATGAGTTCATATGGAAGATACTTACAACAAATATGCAAATGAATATGAACTTAATGTAGACCGTGAGCTTACCCTTAAACAAATTTGTAAGCTTGAGCTTAAAATGGATCAAGCTTTAGATTGCGGCGATGCCTCTACATATAAATCACTACAGTCCGCATATGACGCTCTCCGCAAATCCTCTAAATTTACAGAAGTTCAAAATAAAGAAGGCCAAACTCGTTATCTTGACTCTATTGGAGAGTTAGTGCGGTTCTGCGAACGTGAAGGCGGACTTATCACTCAATTACCTGATCCAGATGAATATCCTCAAGATAAAATAGATTTTACAATTAAAGATATGAAAGCATACAACCGCAATCTTGTAGTTAATGAACTTGGTCTTGGTGACTTAATTGAATCCTATATTAAGAAATTAGAAGAAGCAGAGCAAGAAAAAGAAAAATCATTAGATGCGGGATTATATACTTCAATAGAGGAAGAACTCGCAGATCAAGTAACACCGCAAGAAGAAATAGAATTCCAAGAGTATCTAGAAAATGAAGTAGAAGAAGAAGCTGCTCGTCTTTTAGAAATGCTTGGTGGTGATTTATAATGGGATTGCGGGACTTGTTATCAACATCGAAAGATCAAGTGCGGGATATTGAAATATCTGAAGATTTACTCCGCAAGGATTTGGATGCATATAGACAATTAATCGCTTATTGGAGAGTATATCCTGATAGATTAATAGATTATTATTGTAGTCTTAATCCAGATAATAGGTTTCATTTATTTTTTTATCAACGACTATTTCTTCGTTGCCTTATGCGGCACAAGATAGTTTATGCAACATTCGTTCGTGCTTGGTCTAAATCATTTATGTCTGTAATGGGATTAATGTTAAAATGTATTCTTTACCCAGGAGCTAAAGTATTTACTGTCGCAGGAGGTAAGGAACAATCCGCATCAATCGTTTCATCCAAAATAGATGAAATATGTACTTTAATCCCAGCTATGGAGCGTGAAATTATATGAGATACACGTGGTAAACGAGCTACAACTAGACAAACAAAAGATAGTGTAACTTATTCATTTAAGAATGGTTCTCAACTATCTAATGTTGCGGCAAGTGAGAAAACCCGTGGTGCTCGTTTTCATTCAGGTCTTATGGAAGAATGTGTTGGTATTGATCAAGACATACTAAATGAAGTTATTGTTCCTACAATGAATGTTAATCGTATGGTCAATGGTGAAACTGATCCAAAAGAACCATTAAATAAATCTCAAGTATTTATTACTACTGCTGGTTATAAAAATACTTATTCATATGAAAAACTTATTCAAATACTTTGTCAAGCTGTTGCACGTCCAAAAGAAGCAATAGTTTTAGGTGGGTCATGAAGAGTTCCTGTTGTTGAAGGTCTTTTAGACCGTGACTTTGTTACACAATTGCGGCTTGATGGCACATTCAATGAAGCCGCATTTGACAGAGAATATGAATCACGTTGAACTGGAGATATTGAGTCAGCATTTTTTAGCAGTGAGATATTTGATAAACATAGAGTTCTTAATCTAGCAGAGTATAAACCTAATGGCCGCATGTCTGCAAAAGGTTATTATTTAATGGGTGTTGACGTTGGTCGTTTTGGATGTACAACTGAAGTTTGTATATTTAAAGTAACGCCTGCTCCTTCAGGAGTACCATTAAAACAATTAGTAAATATTTATACTTTTGAAGCAGAGCATTTTGGTATACAGGCTATTAAATTAAAAAGATTATTTAATCAATACAAATGTCGTGCGGCAGTTGTTGACGGAAATGGTCTTGGCGCAGGTTTAGTAGACTTCTTGGTTACAGATCAAATTGATCCTGAAACAGATGAGGTATTATATAATTGAGGCGTTATAAATGATGAAGATCGTAAATATAGGCAATTTCAAACGCCTGAAACAATTTATGATGCGATGTATATTATGAAAGCTAATGCTCAATTAAATACTGAAATGTATGCTTATTGCCAGTCAC